GGAACTACATCAAGGGTAAGACGGATGCCCTCTATCTGAAACTTTCGGGGGGCTCGATGGCAAACACCAATCTTGTGACGAATCTCAATGCAGATTTGTTGGACGGTCTTCACGCATCCCGATTCACCCGTGTATGCTCCGGTAGGACTCTTGAAACAGGAACAAAATACATACTTCTCGGCACACTGCCCACATCATCCAATTCCACCTTTGACTCGCTACACATAACGGGTGACATAGGCGGCTTCGGAGGAACCGAAAAGGCAGTGATCGACATATATGCCGGCAGACGTAACGGTGTAGGCATAAGAGGATTTGTGACTAACCAATCCTCAGCCACGTGGGACATCGGTGTCAATGCCGCAGGACAGGTGTATCTTATACTGAAAGGTCAGTATGTGACATACAACCTAAATCTCTTCGCATTGCAGGCTACGATAGATTGGACGGGAAACACTTCCACACCGACGGACACCACATTCACATTATTGTCGGCAAGTACACGGATCAGCCGTTTTGTTGATGCAACATTCAAGGGAACTGCGGACGTGGCTTCAAAACTCGGCTCAGCCACCGTCGGAAGTGGGGTGAAACCGATATATCTTAGTTTGGGAACAGCCACCGCATCGTCTTCCACGGTGGGGGCGGCAAACCGTCCCGTGTATATGAACGCTGGCACAATCACAGCAGGGACATACACGTTCGGCAACGCAAACGGCAACGCCCCGATAAGCAACGGTACGGTCAACACCAACCTTAATGCCGACATGTTGGACGGTGTGCATAACGGGAGTTTAACTGCTAAATATATAACTGCCATTACATTCGATAATGCTTCGGATATACCCTCTAATGCTTTTATGTGGCAAGCTAACGGCAATGTTACAGATGTAACTACAATGGCATACAAAAGTGGGATCTCCATAGGGAATGGTATGGCTCGAGCATGGCAGATCTTTTCTGGACGAGGCAACAATCATGTCTATTATCGTAATGCGAAAGAGGACATGTCGGGATGGAACGATGATATAAAGACGATTGCCTTCACCACCGACAACGTGGCTTCCGCCTCGAAATTGCAGACCGCACGCACCCTGTGGGGCAAATCATTTGATGGCACTGCAAATGTCACGGGCAACCTCACAAGTGTCGGGAATATCACTGGTTCCGCTGCCATGACAATAAAAGCCAACGGTGCGCTCACACTCCATAGCACTGCAAACATCGCACTGAAAGCCAACGATGACGATACAAAATCCGTGATATTAAACGCCTCCGCATTCAAGCCTTACGATGCCGCGACGACCAAGTTGACTCTCGGCAGTGCGACTGCGCGTTGGGCTACACTCTACGCCACCGGTGGCAACTTCACAGGCGAGGTGGTTTCCACGTCCGCCAACGCATTCCGCGCCAAATACGGCAGCTACGGATTCTTCATCCGGCAGGACGGGGCAAACACATATTTCATGCTGACCGCAAAGGATGATGCCGGAGGGACGTATAATGCGCTCAGACCCTTCCGCATCAACAATGAATCGGGCAATGTCTACATCGGCAACTCGGCTCTGTATGTTGTGCACGGCGGAAATGTCGGCGTGGGGACGACATCCCCATCATACAAACTTCATGTCAGTGGCACATTGGGCGTGACAGGTCTGATAACCGCGTCCGCATCTGGCATCAAGATAGGCGATGCGACAATATCTTGGGATTCCGTAAACAAGGCTCTGAAAGTTGACAGGAGCTTCTACTCCACGGGAGGTGTCAGCGCGTTGGGTTCCGGTTCTGCAAGCGGAAGCGGCGGTTCATCATTCGGATTGATGAGAGCATGGGGGACGTCCGCTCAGCCGTCAACCACCAACGATGCACTTGGAGCGAACCTCGGCTACGACCTGCACACAAGGGTCAAGAGCCTTGAGGGAGGCAGCGCATTGTCCGTGACCACGACAGGCACAGGCAACGCAGTGACCGCTATAGCCAAGAACGGCACCGCAATCACCGTGACCAAGGGCGCGACATTCTTGACGAGCCATCAAGCACTCGACCATATCAATCCCAAAACATACGCAGACCTTAATGCAATGAAACCGACAGGTTTTGAGGTGTCGTTTGCAGGTGGGAGCAATACTACCGCAAACAAACCAAGCGGAGTGGATGCTTACGGCGTATTAGGTTTTCGCAGTGCAAATGGTTGGTATTCTCAATTGTTGCGGTCAACCGTTAGTAATGTTGGTTTATATATAAGGGATTATAATGGTGATAGTGCCACATGGAAAGCTTGGCAAAGAATTGCATTAGCTTCCGACATCCCCACCTCAATGTCGTGGACTGCAATCACGAGCAAGCCTACGACTCTATCGGGTTATGGTATAACGGATGGCATCACTGCTGCTACCGCCGCCTCCACATACGTCAAGAAAGCAGGCGACACCATGACAGGGGCGTTGCAGATAAACATTAACCAAGCCGTCAAGCACCTCGGATTCGGACGTGCCAGCTACAACTACATCGCTGCAACAGCAGCAGGCGGTACATTGGGATTTGTCACCAACGGAAAGGCGGCAGGAGCCGGTGCCAACTGCGACCTCATCATACAGGCAAACAAGCTGAATCCCGGCACCACGAACCTTGTAGACCTTGGCGAATCGACACATCGCTGGAAGAACGTCTACTCCGTACTCGGCAACTTCTCCGGGCAGATCACCTCCTCTGTCGCGACAGGCACGAAGCCATTCAACGTGACCTCCACGACACTCTGCGACAACCTCAACGCCGACCGTCTCGACAACTACCACAAGGAATCCTTCGAAAGCTACTGCAAGACCACCATTGACGCGACAGCACTCGACGCAAACACATGGTACCCCGTCACAATGGCTATCGGCAACTCATTGCAGACGCGCATAAGGATTGAGGGCAGCAACGATGCTCCCGGCGCATGGAACACCCGAACCGACAAGAGGATGGCTCTTATGCTTGACTACACCGTCAACGGATCATCCTACGGTTGGACTTCGGCACAACGTGTCGTCCACAAGTTCATAACCGGTGCGGGCGCGACAGGAAATCCCGTCTGCGGATTGGGGCAGCTAACCAACTCCTCCACGGAATACGTCTATGTACGCGGCGGTGCGAAGTACAACTTCTACACAAGCCGGTTCATCATCCCCACACTTCGCACCGCATCCTACACCGTCAGCAGCCAATCCATCGCCACAACCACGACACAGCACGCCCTGATAACCCGCAACGATGCGCTCACCACCGACAACGTGGCGAGTGCTACCAAACTTGTAACCGCCCGCACCCTGTGGGGGCAGTCGTTCAACGGCACGGCAAACGTAACGGGCACATTGTCATCTGTGGGCAGCATCGCCTTTACATCAAAGGATGCAAGCAACATTGGAAGCGCAGCGACAAACGCAGCATCCCTATATGCCAACATGATTCATTCGGGCAACAGCAACAATCTGTGGCTCGGTGCATCAGAAACGGGTGTGATCGGGTTCTACAAAGGTGCCAATGCATCATCCCGCACGGAGCTTGCAAGGATAACTAATGCAGGAAACCTCACGTTAGCTGTTTCGGGCGCATACCTGCAAGCGATAAACGGAAACAGAAAAGTCAGATTTTCGGGACAGGGTGTTACACTGATTCATGATTCATCCTCGGCATTCGGTATGGTGGCTTGTGCCTCTGACGCAACGACCGTATTGGCTCGTGTGTGTGGATCATACGCTGTAAATGATGCGTTGAAGTGGACGTATTATGGCGGCACATACGATTCTCCTGCAATAGCAATCCTCGGCAACAAGAACGTGGGCATCGGCACTACTACACCCTCCACCAAGTTGGATGTCAACGGCTCAACCAAAATCACGGGTACGATGACAATCAACTACACCACCGAAACAGGTATCGCCCTCTACCGCAAGGAAGCAAGCAGCGGAGCGTTCATGCGGTTTTACAATGCGAATCAGACCACAAACTACTACCGTGTCGGTATGTACGGTGATAATCGTTTCGGTATCGGCTATAATAGCGTGGACGCAATCTCTATATCTACAAATGGCAATGTCGGCATCGGTCAAAACACACCTGCGCAGAAACTTGACGTTAACGGACAGATACACGCAAACGGTTGGATAGGCACCACGGGTAATGTCGGATGGAAATCCGACACTCATGGAGGAGGCATCTACATGGCAGACGCAACATGGGTGCGCACATACAACGGCAAGGCATTCTATACGGCGGGTGGAACCATCCGCTCCGACGGCAAGCTGCAATGCGGTGCAAACTCCGAGTTCTCCGTCGACAAGGACGGCAACCTCTCCTCCACAAAGCTCGCCGTGAGGACAAACACCGGAACAGGCGACGGCATATCCCTATACAACGGTGTCAACAATATCCAGTCGTATGGCATACTCTTCGGAAAGACCGCGACATTCGGCACTCATGGAGGAATAACCGGAGATTGGGCGACATACTTCACAATGGACGGGGGAACCAATGCGGCAAAACGCGGTTGGATTTTCCGACATAAGACCGGTGGCAACGTGGCTTCAATTTCACACACGGGCGACGGAAGGTTCTTCGGAAAAGTTTTTGCCTCATTTATGCAGGTCGGTAGTGGTGGAGGAATCACCCAATATCCCGACGACAAGACAGGCTCGACATATTGGTACGGACTCACCTTCGCCGCCGACAACTACGTTCACCTCAACGGCTACAAGGGCATCAAGTTCCGCACCGCGTCAATCACTGCCGAGATCACACAATCGGGTGGGTTCGTCTGCTCCGGAGGCGTAACCTGTCTTTCCGACATGCGCCACAAGACCGTCGTGAGCCAGCTCTCCCTCCGATTGGATGACATCGCAAAGGCGCCCTCATTCCGTCATGTATGGAACGACCGCCCCGACAGGGGCATCCACGTCGGCTCTTCCGCGCAGTATTGGCAGCGCATACTCCCGCAGGTCGTGGAGGGTGGCGACTCCCTCTCCCTCGACTACGGCAAGGCGGCTCTCCTGTCCGTGATATCCGTGGGCAAGGAAACTCTTGACCTCAAAGGCAGGGTCGCTGCCCTTGAAAGGGAAAACAGAAAACTGAAGGAATTAATTTCCACAGGCAATCTTTGACATCCAGAGATTCCTGAAATATATCAAAAAAATGTTTTAAACTCTTTTTAATTATGAATGACAAATTGACATTGAAAGGGATCAACAGTGCCAACCTGACTGTTGACAACTCCAACGACCCGGCAAGGGCGTATGACATCACGGGCAATGTAGACGTGACAGGAAACTCAGCGGGCAACATCGTCGGCTCCGTGGCAGCGGAAGGCGTGAACCTCGCATCATTCAGCGGATATGACGCGGGGAACCTTTACAAGAACCTCTCCATCAACTTCCAGAACGTGGAGAACGACACTCAGCCTGAAATCCTATCCGCGGTCATCGCGTTCGTCAACAACGTGAGCGAGTCCGTCAAGGGCGGCTCAATCAATACGGCATCATTATAACAATATCCTAAAAAACATCATCAGACAATGAAAGCGACCTACAACGAGATCTTCATCAGCAATCAGATCCTCTCCAACATCCCAACCGTGATGGAAGGGCGAAAGATGCCCGCATCCACCGTCACCACAATCCTGCTGCACCGTCTCGCGCATCAGCGCAAGATGGAGGAATACGAGGAGGCATGCAGGAAAGCCCTCGATGAGCTCAAGAAAGACGAGAAGTACAGTGACTTCGACTCCAGGATACAGGCGCATGAGGAAGCCAAATCCAAGGGCAACGAATATGACAAAGAGTTCGACAAGATTGTGGACGGGCTCACCGAGGCATATTCCGATGTGCGCCGCAAGCAGGTGCAAGTCACAACGGAAGTCGAGATCCAGCCCATGACGCGCAAGGAGCTTGACGACATCGTGGACGTCGTCGGCACGGAGGGCACTATCACAATATCCCATGCCGCTGGCTGCTTCGAGCAGGAGCGCATCCAGTTCCTCGGCATGCTCACAAACTATTTCACCAATCAGCAGAGATGAGCGTGAGCAACGGACTGGTCTCCGCCCCCATCACGATCGCGGAGATGTATTCCCTCTTAGGTCTGGGCACCGCGCAGAGCGACGGTGCCTATGACCTTGCATATCTGTGCGGCAACTCCCACGGCAAGATCTGCAAATGGAGCCGGTGCAAGCCCGTCAGGGGCACCAACCCGTTCGGCACGGACTTCGACCCCGGCACCGGCACAACGCCCGGCAATGCCACCGACAAGACGGGCATCTATGCCGGCAATCGTGGGCAGGCGGCAGGCAAGCCGATATACTGGGGAATGGAATACCCCATGAACACCGCCGAGCAGAACTACTGCAGGAAAGCGACGGGAAACCTGATACAGCTGTGCTATGATGTGGTCGCCATGAGCGGCGGCAATCATTCCAACTTCATATATCGTCCGCCTGTCGCCGGCACTGACTACAGCCGTCTCGCCGATTTCGACGGATACCGCCACAACAACGCTCAGTTCCTTGACGCGGGTGTGGCGGGCGCCGCCGCGGGCATCAACGCGAAGCCGGCAACAATGTCAGTCAACAGATATGACGACGTCAACGTGCCGTTCTACGCCCTAATCCCGGCTGACTCCGTCGGGTGGATGTTCAGATATCTAATCCCCGAGCCCAACGAGTATTACTTCGTCGTGGAGCTGTATAAGACCGCCGACTATGAATCCGTCACCGGGGGCGACTTCTCGACCAAGGTGCCATTCGCGGTCTTCGCGCCGAAGACCACCCTGTATGCCACCACGGGTATGGGGCTGCGCATCGAGGTGCCGCTCTCCGTCATTGAGACACTGGGCGGACTGACTGCCAACAACTACAACTTCATCGCCTGCGTGGGGTTCAACCGCGTGAAGTCCTCGGCGACAAAGACCGACAAGGGTAGCTACTATCAGATTACCCCTGCCAACGCCTACGCGGCGGCAAACGGCGCGGCGTTCATCGCCCCCTACAGCCTCTCCGCCCAGAGATGCGTCACGAAGATAACCGTCACGAAAGCTTCCCCATACATCGCCAACATGCTCCAATACGCGCTCACCACGTCTACCGCCTACGCCAACTTCCCCTCTGCCGAGACGAGGATATCCTCGGATTCGCTGCGCTTCAAGGTGAGGTTTGACAACAACGCCAACAGCACGGCTTATCTCGACAGCCAGATGCAGAAGGCATCCGGACACATAATATTGCGTGCGACTGCCTATGGCTCATTCGACCGGATCCCGCAGAACATGGGATACATATCTGAAGATGACTACTCGAGGTCTAAGCCCATACCCCTGAAAATATCCGACCAGCCCGCGGCAAGTCCCGAAAAAAACAGTTGGTCGATGGCGGCGAAGTCAAAGACGACACTCTACGCACAGGCAAATGCATTGATTCCATACGGCACGACGTCATCAATAGTAATAGAGGTCTCAAATGACGGGGGAAAGACCTGGAACACCACCGGCACTGTGACCGCTTATTTCAGAAGGGTATACTGATGCGCATGCCTCTCATTTGCGAGGAGAGGGCGACGGTATAGATAGAAATTTTACCAAAAAAACTGAAACGAAAATGAATGAGGAAATTTTATTTGGAATCCAGGATCTGATCCGGGTTACGCTCGCTGATTTCGTGAGCGTCATGGGATGGTGGGCGATGTTTGCGATTGCCCTTATTATGGCAGACCTCCGTTTCGGGATCCTTGCGGCAAGGAAACGCGGGGAGCAGATTCGTGGCAGCCGTATGCGCCGCAGGACAATGAACAAGATGCTTGACTATGTGACATGGATTTTCGTGGCATACATCTGCCGTCACTCTTTCGGTGTGGTGTTGGGTGTCCCGCTGGTGTCGATAGCGATTGTGATCTATGTCTATGCCAATGAGTTGAGCAGCGTGATCAACAATTATGCGGAGTATCGCGGCTATGGAAAAATCCTGAATCTTTGGAAGCTGATTATCGGTCGGCACGACATAGGCAAATGCCTGGAGGATGTGTCGGCTAAGAAAACGGAAGAGGATGGCTAAATCTGATATTGAGGAATTATGGATACGACACCATCTGAATATTTAATCACTGAATATTTAATCAAAAAACTTTTGGATAATGATAATCTTAGTAGACAACGGTCACGGATTCGACACGAAGGGTAAGTGTTCGCCGGACGGGAAGTATCAGGAATGGGCATGGAGCCGCGAATTGGCAGACATCATCGTGCGCGAGCTTACACGGTTGGGTTATGACGCACGTCTGCTTGTGCCGGAGCGTGACGACATCCCAATCAACAAAGGCACAGACAGCCGCGTGAAGCGCGTCAACACGATATGCGACCTATACGGCAAGGAGGATGTGATGCTCGTGTCAATCCACAGCAATGCCAACTCTTGCGACGGCAAGTGGCATGACGGCGAGTGGTCCGGATTCGTCGCCGAGGTGGCACTCAACGCCTCGCAGAAATCAAAGAGGCTTGCCGATGCCATCTGGGCAAGGGCCATAGAAGCCGGGCTCAGGGGAAACCGGGCCGTGGTCGACAAGCCGGGGAAGCGATTCATTCAGCAGGACCTCGCCATCTGTCGCGACACGAAATGTCCCGCAGTGTTGACCGAGAGCGCTTTCCATGACACTCGCGAAGGGGTGAGGCTCCTCACTGGAAGCAAGCAGCGCATAGCACTCGCTCACGTCAACGGAATCATTGATTACATCAACCATATAAATTCCCTTAAATCATGAAGAATCTTCTTGGAATCATTGCAGTGGTTGTCCTCAGCATCATTGCCGGAGCCTACCTGCACAAGTGTCAGACCCCTCAACAGGCATATCCTCCCGGAACTGTCGGGGATGTGGTGATTGATACAGTGACATACATCGACACGGTGCCGTATTCCCTCCCATCCCCACGACAGGAGCTCTCCCTCGGCACCCAGATCAGGCTTCTCCCCGTCTTCATCTCCAAAGACAGCACATCCGGATTTATTCCGGATTCATGCAAAATGGCCGAGGAAAATATTCCACCGGAGATTGACAGTATGGCGGTGGAGATTCCGATAACGCAGAGGGAATATGAGGGTGATGATTATCACGCATGGGTCAGCGGATATGCTCCCAGGCTTGACAGCATATCTGTATTCCCGAGAATCAGGACCGTGACAATCAGGCAGCCTCCCGGAAAACCAAAACGATGGCATATCGGACCGTCCATAGGTCTTGGCTGCACTCACAAAGGGATTGCCACATACATAGGTGTGAGTGTGACTTACTCCATAATCTCCTTTTAATATATAAACAATAACCCTCACCATAAGCCGGGAAGACGTCTGCACAGCGCAGCAGTTCTGATCCCGGTGAGAGCGCGAAGCGCGAAAAGAGCCGCGAATCTCACGACCCACGGCTCCTGCATTCCTGTAAAAAAATAAATCTAACCGATAGTAAACACAGAGCCGTCACACTCCCTCCCGGGAAAGGCTCCGTTATATCCTTATGCTCAGAACGGCGACAGACGGCGTCTGACACGCTGGCCACCCCTCCGCAGATTCACGCAGCTCCGCAGTCGGCTCAACGCCTCCTCACGCTTCTCCAGCCATACCGCAGCCTTATCCGCGTGAGTGATCGTCAGCCAATCCTGCATCACGTCAGCCACCATATACTCATGCACCAGATGCTCCATCAGATTCATCGTCGTCTGCGAAAAATCATCCGGCACCCTAAGCAATATTCCAAACACATGCCGGCGTTCCGGACGGTCATCCCTCCATTTCAGATAAAGCTCACGGCTTGTATATGGATACAGGGCCTCCGTCACTATACAATGCGCCTTATCCAATATTCGGGCAACCCTGTCCCTGTTTCCATCCTGAACTATATCCTGGACCGTATGCCGAAGTTCAAGATTCTCGCTCTCCAGGATATGACCCTCCACCCATGCCATATTCCCTATGTCATAGAGCAGTTCCTTCAGTTTGAAGAGAAGGAGAAACCGTCGTTCCCCCTTCTCCTTTTCTCCGCATTCCTTGATCATGCGCCGCCTCCTCCGGAAGCATACGTCGGTCTCACCGGGCGCGATCGCTTATAAAGCGCCCTCTTCACATTGTCAAGACTCACCTGCGCCAGCTCGAAATATTCCTTCGCATCCGCCTTGTTCGTGATTGTGAACCAGTCCCCGAGCGTCATGTGCACGATATACGAATGGATACCCTTGCCAAGACTGTCCGCCGACGCATTGTTATAGTTCGACGGCAGGCGGAAACATAGCTCAAGCGTCGTGTCCTTGTCGATCTCCTCATTGATGAGATTATCCGTCGTGGTCTTGTCCTCGTTCAGATACTCGCCGAGAAGACTCTTCAGCGCAGTGAAATGCGCCGCCATCGAGCGTCGCAGCTGCGACGAATCCTCCTCGTCCTCACTCGCCTGCATGTTCGATGCAGCCTCATAATCCTTAGTCTTCTCCGCCTCACGCGCGCGTCCTGTCAGGTAAGCCTTATTCGTGATGTCATACATCATCTCCCTGACGTGGAGTCTCACCGTGAGCTCCTTCTTGCTTTCTGCCATAAATGTGGTGGTTTATATGGTTCAACATTATTTTCGGTCGTAGGTCGGGCGCACAGGCCTGCGCTTATAGCACGCCTTCCGCCTCAATCCCTCCATATGTGCGGCCGCATCAAGCGAATACTGTCCCGCCTCACCCTTATTCGTGAAGACGTACCATTTCGCCGTGATGTTCATCACGAAGAAACTCCGCATCTCCTCCTGCATGGCCTCCCCCAGACTGTCGTCAAACGACGACGGCAGGGAAAGCACTATCCTCAGCCCCGTCTCATCCTCCTCGACATCATCAAGAAATTTCCGCAGAGCCTCGCAGACCGCCACCCTCGACTCCGTCCAGAAGCGGTTAAGCTGCGCCTGGTCCGCAGTCGTCGTGTAGATCCGCTCGTAGGCATCCGGATCGCCACCCATCTTCGAGCCGGTGTAGCTCGTCGTCAGCGCAACCTCGTCATATACGTCGCCCTTCGCGACAATTAGCGTCAGTTCCTTCATTCTCTTTACGTTTGATGCGCAAATATATCAATCCCATCATCCTCCCTCACCTTATCTTTTAATCATTCCTCACCGGCAAGCTCCGACAGACGCTCCGACAGCGACTCCGTCTCTGCCGTGCTCGTCGTCTCCATCTCCACGGCCTTCATCTCCGGAGTCACAAACCGAAGCAACCTCATCGTCGCCTGGATCCGTTCTCCCGGCTCCAGAGCCGCCATGTCCAGCTCGAAATCCGATGCCGTGTATCTCTTCCCCGTATCCTCATCCACCCGCTCCTTGCGCTCGAACTGTGCCTCAAGATACTCCCTTATCGGACGCTTCAGAGGATGCTCCCGCTTATTCGGTGTCCCCTTCACGCGCCCACCGGTCTTCCTTCCTAATGCCATGATTTCCGTTCTTTAATACTTATTCCACATCCGCAAAGATACCTCCCTAATTTTATGCCATTCTTATATCTTTTAAAACCGAATCCATTATGGGACTTATAGGAGGAGCAATCGGAGCCGGCGTGTCCGCGATAGCTGGCATTTTCGGCGGCCGTGCCGCATCAAAGGCAATGAAAAACATTGAGAAAGACCTCAATCAGCAGCAGACCGAAAACCAGAACTGGTACGACCGTCGCTACAACGAGGACGCCACACAACGCGCCGACGCGCAGGCGATGCTCTCTCGCACCGAGGAGAGCATCCGTCAGCGAAACCGAGCCGCAGCAGGCGCCGCAGCCGTCGGCGGCGCAACCGACGAGAGTGTCGCAGCAGCAAAAGCCGCCAACAACAAGGTGCTCACCGACGCCACCACCGACATCGTCGTCAACGCCGAGCGCCGCAAAGACGCAATCGAGTCGCAATACCAGGCAAAAGACGCCGCACTCCGTGCCGAACTCAACGACCTCCAGCGACAGAAAGCCGGACAGGTCTCACAGGCAATCCAAGGCGTCCAGCAGGCAGCCGCAGGCATGGGAGGAGCCTTCTGATATGGGAGTCTACGAATCAATAATGAAACTCCGCCAGCGGATCGCATCCCCCGCAGTCGCCCCCAAAGAAGCGACTGCGGGCGCCACCTCACAGACTCCGTCAGCCTCATCCGCGCCCCAGGCTCCCGAATCCCCGACCGCCCCGTCCGGTCAGTTTCGCGCCAAAGGCGTCCAAGTCCTGGGGATTCCATCGCCGGAAGATATTCCCGATGGAATCTCCGTGATCGAGAAAATGCAGCCAGGCTCTTACAGAAGCCCGGTCCCTGTCCAATCCAAGAGCCGTCCTAAGATGTCCTATACCGAACTCTTCGAAAAGCTCGGTGGTCTCGAAAAGCCGGAGACCGTCGAGCAGCGGCGCCAGCGCGAGAAAAAACAGAAACGCGAAAACGTAATGTCCGCAATCTCCGACGGGATCTCATCACTCGCCAACCTATTCTTCACCACACGCGGCGCGCCCGACTCCTTCAACCCCTCCAACTCAATGCTTGCACGCACAAAGGAACGTTGGGACAAGATCAACGCCGACCGTCAGGCAAACGACCGGGCCTACTACGAAGCCTACGTCCGTGCCCGCGCAATGGACGACGCCGATGAAAAAGACCAGCGCAACTGGCAGCACACCCTCGACCGCGAGAAGATTGCCGACGAGCGCTACGAGGCCAAGGCGGAACAAGATAAGGCTCTCGCAGCACTCAACGAAAAGTTGCGGCAACATCAAATCACAGAGGCGGAATACAAGGCAGAGCAGGAGAGGATTAAATCTCAATATGCCGAGCAAAATGAGAAGCTGGATCTCCAATACAAGCAAGCTGGCATTGACCAACGGAAAGCCGCAGCCGGAGCATCCAACGCACAGGCTAAGAAATACAACGCACAAGCCGCCGGCACCGACAAGCCAAAGGAATTCAGCGCATGGGATGCCCAGGGTCGCGAACATAAGTTCGTCAGTCAGGAGGCAGCACACGAATTTGCCCGACGGCAAGGTACATTCCATGTCGAGGAATACGACGTCCGCGAGACAACCGTCAAGCCCAACACGTCCCGGTCAGGAAAACCCATCACCGACTCCAAAGGCAAACCAATAACTTCCACCACAACAAAGACAACCACAAAACAAAACGGATACCCAGCCAAGCCCGCAAAAGGACAAGGCTACGGAGACAACCCATCTAAAGGAACAGGATATGGCAACTAACGACGACAAAAACCTTCGCCAAGTCTACGAGACCCTCCGCCGTGAAGGATACACGCCCCCCGAATACGAAAAGTTCCGTCAGGACATGACTGCCGACAAAAATCTGCGGGGGGTCTACGAGACACTACGCCGCGAAGGATACACCCCCCCGGCTTACGACACCTTCCGCACCG